CTCTCTACCTTTCTATCGAGAAGTACCTATCACTTCCGGACAGTCGTAAGTTAAGTAATCCTGCATTCGTCGTAGTTGGCGATGATTCTGCAACTAGATCAAAAGCCATTTCAAGAATATATGACATCGTGATGTCAGATGTTCTGGGAGTAGCTCAATCTAAATATAAAGGTTATTCAAGTGACGTGTCACTTGGAGAAAATTTATATGTCTGTGAGATCTGTAAAAGGATTCTGATGAATGGAGTGGACATTAGTCCGATATCTCCTCGAGTAATTCTCGATGGGCTATCTGACCCGTGTTCATTTCCGAACCTCATTTTCCATATACAGAATCGTAGAGTTGAAGAGTCGCCGTCGCCTACGGTGATAGCAAACTACATCTTACCCGATTGTATACACCAGTTCAAGAGCATCAGAACTATATATAATCCGATTGTCTGCCCCGAGGGGTTAGACGGTTTGGATATAGGCACAATACGTGATAAACAGTGTAAGAAGGAAGTAACTGACTTTATCGAAAGGAACGCGAGCGTTCCTTCAGAAAAATTCTATTCCTCCCTTCTATATCACAGCACGTTAGAGCTATTTGACGTTAAGGTAAAGATAGGTTCGTGGATACGAGACTCATACGTGATGAGTTTCTTACCAACGGATCTAGCAAAACCTTTACGTAAAATTTCTCAATTTGCTGATTATGAAGCCCAAGAAGTGCTCCAAGACTTAGTCTTGGAGAACCTCGTGGGTGACATTATTGACCGCGATTGTGACTTGTTCCCGGTTATGTATAAAGACTCAATGCTCACCAGGCCTCCGCCTGTTATGGCCAAAGAAGTATGGACAGCAGTTAAGAATATGTTTATTCTTGACGGCTTTCCAGCCTTCCTTGGCTATGCAAGGTTGAAGCGTGATGAGACAGGGAGAAACTTTGGACAGAGGCTTTTCAAGCTATTCGACAAAGTTACGTCCTCCGTGGAGGACGACAATATATTACCTGAACAATTCATTGTTCTTGAGCAACTTCAATTAGTAATCAAAACTTCTATCTTAGACTTCGCGAAGTCTGAGCTGGAGAAGGATTCACTACTAAATGCTTTGCATGGCGTAAAGACCGAAAGCGAAACCTCCTCGGAGGTTTCGACTGAGGTCTCAGGAGGTAACTAATCTCCTGTAGTAGGTATCCCCGCG